AAGCGCATAGTGCTAAGTTCTGTACTGAAGTTCCAACGCTTCATTGTCCATATACAATAATATGCGTCGTTTATCAGTTCATCTAACTGGTCGTTAAACTGTGCCAGTTCAGGACTGTAGTCTGTAATGTTCTTAACTTTCTGTCTCAATGCTTTTAAATTTGCCATAGGTCACCATACGAAAAAAGGGATGGGCGAAACACCCACCCCTTCGGCTTGATAGAAAATCTAACTTAGAACTGCTTGATAACAAACACGATTGCTGTCCCACCTGCTTCGGGGGCACCAGCCACTGCAAGGATAGGGTCTTCAAAAGTGTTTTGGTATGGTTCCAAAATACCTACAGTGCTGTAGATACTTAAACGGTCACCAACAGCAGTACCGGCTTTAACTTTTGCTTCAGCCATACCACCGATACATACATCAACTGTATCTCCAGCAGCAGCAGCAGCACTAATAGCAACACCGATTCCACAACGCTTTGCGTTTGTACCAGTATCGGCTTTCATTACAAAGATAGCCTTGTCACCATTGTTGGTTTGAGCCAAGTCCAAAGACAATGCGTCACCAACTGCAATAGCCTCAGATGCAATAAAGGTTTCGATTTGACGACGATTCATCGCTTCGATTCCAACTGCAACTGTACCACCAGATGGCAATGCGTTGTATTGAGAAGTTTCCAAGTATTGGATAATGTTTTGTGTAGCCATGATATACCCCCTTAGTAAGTGTCGCCGTCAAACAGAACACCACATGAACCAAGGTGGTCTGCAATCAATTGCATTTTAACATACAATTGGGCAGCCCGTGCTGTAGTTCCTGAAATGTGTTCAAAAGGTGAAACGGCAAAGTCAGCATCTTTGTGCATGCACAACTTAACACCGTCAAAGTTAAGGAAGTAACCAGACAATGGAGCAGGAACCCCACCATGAAATGATCCAGATGTATAGTTAAAACCAAGTTCAAGGTCTTGTTCAACAACAGCACCACCAAAAGCAAGTTGCATACGTCCACCATCAAGAGTCTTCTCGTTGATGTAACGTTCTTGTGCAAACAAAGCACGACGGTAGTTAGCCATTGCTGCTTCAGACAAAAGCACACAGTTAATCTCACCCATGTGAGTTACAGTGTTTGCTTGGATTGCCATTTGTTGCATACCAAGGATACCGTTTGTACCAAAAGCACCTTGAATGTCAGCAACCTGGTTCAACCAACCGTTTACTGGGTAAGTAGTCTTAGAGATACCACCAACAGTATTGTTTTGGTTTGCCTTAGTTTCTGCTTCCAAAAATCCATTAGCACTAGCATCACCGTTTAAAGTGTTTACAGTAGTAAGAATAGTAGAGTTACCACGAAGCAACTGCTTGTTTAACTCACGTCGAAGCATACCCATTACTGAGCGCATACGGGCTTCAACAATCTTTACGATTGCTTTCTCGCCTTTGTTTTCCAACTCTTCTTTCTTAGTGATAACGATTGGAGCAGTAAAGTCAGCCCACTCATAAATAGCAGGTTGCAATACGTCTTTAACAGCAAGGTTTACTGCTTCGTATCCAGTAGGAAGGTTGGTGATTTGAGAGTGTTCAGCGATTGAGAGGGGACGTTGGATTTTAATACCACCATCTTCATACTCAATACCGCCATATCGTTTTGCATTGTCAAGGAATGCAACCTTTTGAAATAATTCGTCAACTTCGCCATCACGGATGGAATACAAGGTTGACGATAGCAAATCATTCGAAATAGCCATTGTTTTACCTATTGTGTTTAGTTTTTGTCGTTTTGCCTAAACCGTATTCCCATCGGAATGGTTGCTGTCCGAGTGCTCAAAAGAGTTCATTCAACATAGGCATTTTAAAATGAAAATCTTGCATTGTCAACTTTAGGCAAGTAACCCTGCCTTAAACTGTTGTAACAATGCATAAAGATAGTTACCTGGACATTCGGTGGCACCGAAGTCTCTATGCCCATAAACATTGTGCCTATCTAAATTGTATTCTTCCATAAGTAGTTTAACTTTACCCCACAAAGATTCCATTTGTGCGGTGCTAGGTGCTTCATTAGAAGTGTTACCCGTTACACAAATACCAACTGAACCACGGTTGTGGTTTTTGCAATGAGCACCAGTTTTATTTATGTGTCTTCCAGTTACAACTTGTCCATCACCAAGAACAATAAAATGGTATCCAATGTCAGACCACCCATTGCCATTGACATGCCAATCGTAAATCTGTTCTTTGGTAGTGTCTTTTGGTGAAGCACTATGATGAATAATAATTTTGTTGACGTTGCGTTTACCTTTGGGCATTAGTTACTCCTACTTCTTAGCCTGTTGTGACTTGTGATATTGATAGGCTTCCCATGCACTTCTAAACTTAGGTGTGCCACTTGGTGATACAGACTTTCCACCTGATGTTTTACGCAGTGCTTCTCGTCTAGTAGACTTTTGTTTAGCAACTTGAGCACGTTCTTCTTTCAGTTTTTGTGCATCTACTTTTGCTTTCACAATGTAATAAGCATCTTCTAAGCGTAGTTCTGGTCTGTCTTGCAGCATTTGTGCAACTGGCAAACGATAGTCATCTTCCATAAGTTGTGGATTGTCTGCCTTAAACTGCTCCAATTGCATACGACGTTGCTTCATTTGGATTTCTTCTTGTGCAGGCTTCATCATTTCCTGCAGCATCTTTGCCGCTTGTCGTTTTATTTCTGCTTGCATACCTTCCGTGGTATAGATGTCGTACTCTTCATCTTTTGCCAGTTCTTCTTCTGCCCGTTTAAGGAATGGATTGTTGACTGCATTCTCTTGTTGTCGATGCAGTTCCATTCTTTCTGACTCAAGTGCCTTTCGCATTTCAGCAAGTTCTTGTGTCTTTCGAGTATATGATGAGCGTATATTAGCAACATGTTTTCTTACATCCTCAGGTATATGCTGCATCCATTCGTGCAGTGGTTTCATACCCTTATGATTTGCATCTTCTGTAAACTCTTCGTAATCTTCTTCATTTATTCCCATTAGTTCTTCAATGGTCATAAGTTCTACATCTTCTACATCTTCTACATCTTCTACATTTTCAATTTCATCACCTTCAACACTAACATCTGCTTCTGCTTCTGCTTCTGCTATTTCAGGTGTTTCTTCGTTTTCAACAGTCTCTAAACTAGAGGTAGTGTTATTCATCGTCATTTCCTTTTGGTTGTGGGTTTACGTTTCTTGGCAGTCTTTGCGGACTTCTTAAATGCTGCTGCAGTTGGTGCACCTTTGGCACCTTTCTTTCTCATCTTTTCACCGCTTCCAGCTTTGATTCTTTTTCGTTTAGCGTGGATGTTTGCGTACAATCCTTTTTTCTTACCTGGCATTACATTCTCTCCATAAAAAGTGCATCCACATCTTCTGGTGGCATGTCTTCGGTTGTTATTTCATCTTCATCCATAACTTCTTCTACATCATCTTCGGCTGTAGGTTGTGACCGAAGGTATCTGTCATATTGTTTGTCAGACGCTAGTTTATTTATTTTACCTGCTAACATCATAAGATTTGCATCATCAGTTATAGTTTCAAAATCAAATGCAAACTCATCATCTACAATGCCCTGTTCTACGGCATCATTAGTAGCACCTTGAAACATTGCTAAAACACGCACAAAATCTGTTGGCAACTGTGTCAGATTGCCACTAAACTCAGGATAGTCAGGCGTTTGTCCAAACTTTGGCAACAAACGATTTGTTGCTTTTACCAAGTTATTTAACGCTTTTGCACTAAACCGACCTTTTGGTGCCATTTCTGCAAACGCAGCCTCGTCGTTTTGTTCTACTGCACCCATTTCAACGTCTATCATTTCTTCATTCATTCTTCCCCCATGTTTTATCCAACTTACCACTAACTGCATCTTGTGCAGGAAACGCTTCCACCACGGCTTCTTCTTTTGATTTACCACTTTTTAAAGCCTCCGTGTATGTTTCTATATGTTTATCTTGTTCTAATACTCTATTTTTTTGATTTTCAACAGCAGAATCCCAACGGTCTTTTGGCAAATCTGCTTCGCAAACGAATCCCCTAGACTCCATTATCTTTTGTTCTGTATGTTTATTAGCAACATGTTTGCCCAATGCCTTAGAAAAAAACCCATTTACACCATGTTTTCCAGTTCCTTCCCAACTGCTGTGAGCACCAGGTGCTCTTAGAACACGATACAAATCACCACCACATCCTTGTTCATATGTGTCAGCACCACATACCTGAGGTATATTGTCATTTTCGTAGTCACTAAAAAATATTAGTTCTTCATGTACTTTGGAACACACTTGGCATTGGTAGGTATAGATTGGCATTATTGTCTCTGTTTATTAAGCATTGCAGTTAGTTGAGCAGATGGCAGTTCACCTTGTGCACCTATTTCACCAGGTGTAGTTTGCATTCCTTCTGCTGAAGGAGCTCCTCCCATTCCTTGTGGTGGTCCTTGTGGTGGCTCTTGTGGAGTTGGTGGTGGAGGCGGTGACTCCATAAATGATTCAGGTAAATCATAAATGCGAACTAACTCTTCTTTTATTTTATCTGTAGGTACACCTAACTGAGCAAGTATTGGCAATAACTGTACAAGATTGTTTCTTTTAAGTGCTTCTGACAACGGCGTACTTGACTGGTCAAGTGCTACAATCTTAAACTTAGCATCTAAATCTTGTACCGTAATAACCTTTGGAAGTTTATCAATCTCAATCACAGCCTGTTCTTTGTCTTCAGCCAACAAAGATACAATCCGCAAATACGTTAATGCAATCAATTCAATAGCATTGTCACGCTCACGGGCTAACTTTCCAATCTCCGATGCAGAGTATTGAGCAAGGGCAGTCACCTCAGTTGCCGTCGCTTTTGTCGCTTCCCCTCGACTAAACGGTGCCAAGATGCTGCCACGATTTATATCTTGCTCTATATAGTTTAAGTATCTGTCAAAATTACCTGACAATGGCTCTACACCAACAGCACGAATAATACCATCTAACACAGGTTCATCAACCGCTATCATTGCCCCGTCAACACCTGCTGTAATTTTTGCCAACGCTTCTTCATCAAGTGAACCTTCCTTGTACAAATACTGTCTACTATCTCTACGTACGGAGTTTGCCCAATACGTACGTAGTATGTTCTTTTCATAGAACTGGTCGTATACCCTCGATACTGCCGACAATCCACACATAGGCTTCTCCGGCTTACGTGCGTAGTACAACGGACACAATGGACTCATTGGGCGGTCATCATATGTTCTAACTGGTATCTCACTCTTCTCTAATAACTCTCCACCATCTTTATAATTTGGCGACCAAAAATACAGTTTGTCGTAAGCCAAATCATAAAACTCTACAATCTGTACGTATAGATAATCATCTGGCAAATCTTCACTAACACCTGTGTACTTTTCTTGCGGTGTAAAATAATCTACCTTCGGTATAGGTGTAAACTTCTTTGCACCAAAACGCTCCCTTACCTCTGGCATTGGCAAGTAGTATACATGAGCCATAAATCTCTGCTCATCCCATGCACAAGCATCCATGTCCACTATCACTTCCCAACAAGGAATAGCACGAATGGATACTTTTTCAAGCATATCCGTGCTATTAGTTGGGGACAATTTGAGGAATGAATTGGGATATATTAACGCAAGCCTAGAGGCTATCTCTAACTGCTCACGCTTGTCAAACAAAAAACGGTTTACAACAGCCTCTGCCATTTTAGCATTGCCTTCTATGATTGATGCATCCTTCGCCACAACAACAGCAGGATTACGAGAAAACAAACTAGCAATAAAACCCTCAACGTAGCTGAAGCAGTCGGCTGTTTCCACTCGGACCATTGTGTCGTCCATGTATTCAGATTGCCAAAAACGATTCTCGTAGACATCTCTATACCTCTTCATCTCTGCTCGTTGGTCATCCCAAAAATGATTGTGCTCGTCTAGCACTGTGCGTATTAACGCTACTGCATCTTTATTGGTTCTCATTGTTTTTCTCCGTAACAACACCTCTACTATACACTAGAACTCTTCCATCTGCCTGCATTACTTCAATCTCATCGTATAGACTTTTGTATTGGTCTACTAATCTCTTAGGTAAAACCAACGTAAACGAACTGCCTTTTACTTTGTATGTTAACTTTACCATTTCCACCTTTACTACTCCATGACAATCACAAGGGTCGCATCCACATATACCACATATTGCTAACGTATTGTTTTTCATCAATACCTCCTATGCAAATGTGGGCTTACTCCACTTGACCTCAATGACTTATCTGCTTTCTGACTTATAATCCATTCTGGTAAAAATGCACTCTGCTTTATCTTTACACTGTTTAAACACCAATACGCTAATGCCATTGCCATCGCACTATCACAATGACTCTCTACATCCTCTCCAAACCTAAGTATACCCTTCTCGTCTACTGTTATACTTCGTAACTCTGTCATCGTTACATTGTCTATTAACCGTATAGCACCCGTCTGTATCCCCTTCTTTAAGTTCTCAAATAACAATGGCTTACTTCTACTTGTTGTTAAGAAATCTTTTCCAGTATGGGTATCCTTCCATAACTTATAAAAACCCTGGTGTACTAACTCTTGTATAGTCGCTAATCCATAGTTGTTACTCTCTACCAAAGTTAATGCATTGTTGTATGTAACTGACATGTCGTATATATAATCTGCTAACTGTATAGGACTTACCGTATTACTTCTATATATACACACTGGCTGTAATGTCATTCTACTTACACAAAACACTACTGCATAGTCTCTACCTACACCACCACTAACATCTACTCCAATAGCATATGTGTCATCTACATTCGGTTCTTCAAATGTTACCCACTCTGTAGGATTAACAGTAACAACATCTACATGCTCAAAGTCATCGTATGTAAAGTATGTATTACCACTAATACGATATGCCTCATCTAAAGTCATTGGGTATTCTCTTACAAACTTCTCCCAACCTAGTTTACTTATCTTTTCTCTTCTCCATGCAAACTGACCTAACGTTAGTCCGTAATCTTCCTGTAACTTAGTCTCTTCATCTGTAAGTGTTATCGGTATATCATCCATACAATACTCTGAATGCTTAAACCATGGAAAGAATAGATAGTTCCAATCTGCTTCTCCTATCTGACACTTATGGATTTCTTTCCACAATGCATCGTTATAATAGTTTGCTGTACTCTCTATGACTAACTGTCCATCATTTAATGCACTGATTGCTGTTGCTTTTAACTCTTCTGGATTCTCTGCAAATGCATACTCAGAGATGTGTAGCATACTACATGTCTGACTACGTAAACCTCCTGCTTGTGTAGCAGCAGCAGCAATAATACGACCTCCATTCTTAAATGCTATCTCTGTTGTGTTGTCTATCTCCAATGGACGCTTAAGAGTTTCTGGTAGGTACTGATAAAATCTCTTGTGTATATGCAGTAAGTGTTTACTAGATGCAATCTTATACGACAAGATGATTAGTGTTAATGGTGTGGTTGCTGTATATGCCTTCCAAAACATGTAAGCACATACAACCGTACTAGACCCTATCTGTCTAGGCTTAAGTACTAGGGTGTCCCTGCCCTCTTCTAATGCATTGATAATCTCAACCTGTTCTGCATTGAGAGTAAGCGGTACGACTTTACCAGACTTGTTGACAATACGCAATCGTTGTATAAACTCAAATGGGTCTGAAAACACCCTAGCCAGTTCGGTGTGAACAGCATCCATAAATACTCCATGAAACAGTTAGCCGCATACATTGTAGCATACAACTTAATGACTTACTATGCAAGGCTTGCATCGCCCACCATCGCCCACCATCGCCCACCATCGCCGCTCCATGTTGCTTTTGCACCAATAAATTGCTGCATAAGCACATTACGCTCGCCAAACAACACCCAACGCTGCATATCGCAAGACGCAACACTACGTGTCACGTTCGCAAATGCAACGTTGGTACAGTAGTAGTTTGTTATTGCCATGCTGCTTTTGCACAATGCATGTCGCAGGGTGCATCACTTCATGCTGCACTCGCACATGCACTGTTCGCATAAGCGCATTTTGTTCAGCCGCACCCGCTCATGCTGCTTTTGCATCACAAGTGACGCATAAGCGCATTTCGCTCTGCTCAGTTGCTGCATCTTCAGCACTGTTGTGCTGCACATGCGCAAGTTAGGCGTTGGTATGGTAGTGTTCGTCATTCCGCTGTTGCGTCATTCTGTTGTACTGCTCAACCACGCTTGTACCGCTGTCGTATCTAACTGTTCAGGGCTAGACAAACTATTGGTTACTTCACGTTGATGAAGCAAAGCCACAAACTTACTTAAATCCGCTCCGCTAAAAGTAGATACCTTTCCCTCGTGCTTTATCTCATGCTGTGCAAGTTGTATCAGTGCCCATAGTAAGCCAGTTATAGACTTTTCTTTTATGCACTTTGCTATTTGATTATGAGGCTTAATTAGGTTCTTGGATTTAGTACCTTTCGGCCTACCGATAGACCGTTTTATTGGTTGGTCATTTTCCATATTTGGTACCTTTTTTATAGTGTTGTTGTTGGTGGTTAAGGTATTTTATCACATCTTTTATACTTTATCCAAACTTCTTTAGTTACGCTCCCACCATGTAGCCCTAGTGATGGTAGACGGTCATATCTGTATGCAATGTCGGTGGTTCTGTATACTATAACATACACACGGTGTATGTACGGTCGTATACAACCCCCTACCATTGCACACTGGCGATATAACCTTAAACCAACCACAAAAGGAGCATACAATGATTACCGAAACGACAACCATAGACGATGTTATAAACGGCTTCGTAATATGTACTTTAACCTTCCTGACTTCATTCGTATCAACATGGTGGATAATGTACGTCGTACTATAACCACCCATCACCTAAGCCAATAGGGTCACCATGCTCTATTGGCTATTCTTCTGTTTTAGTTAGCCGCCTGTACCCCCAAGCCAAATGCCCTAACGATAATGCTGCGAAACCAGCAAAATGTTTCGATGTTTCGGTTTTTTATGCTGTGGGTGCAGCATCGCCACACCCATTTTTTTTAGCACTTTACACACTGCATTAGCAACATGACAACAATCCAGAATCTAAGGTCCATAACACCACCCCAGAAAGCGAGGAAAATACACAACGCACACAGTAAACATGCACACAAACAACATAAAAATTATTGCGTTGTCTAGATTTCTTTCTAACATATCTCCCCCAAAGCTTTCACAAACTCGATAGAAATATCTAGAACATCATCGATATTTTGCACAAATACATCACTAACAACACGCCCCGAAGTGGTAGCCCTTTTTTCTTGCAACAATACAACCGGGGTGCGGTCTAAGGCTCTGATATCATGCTCATCGCCATCCGTAAAAACCAAAGGCATTCTACTGCATAGCTCTTGTTTCGTTTCCTTAGATACAACAATGGCAATCCTATCAAAACTAGAAGGTAATTTCTTAGTTTTCTCACTGTAAGAATATGTTAAATGGTATGACTCCCATGGATTATCGATAATAGGGTACTTCGTGTAATCATAAAAACCCGCCAAACCATTAAAATCGCTAACTATAGCGTCCATATTTAAAACCTTGAAAAACATTAAATCACTGGTTCCATTCAAACGGCAATAGATTTGCTTACCTTCGGAATATGCGCGCGCCGAAATCACATATAATTCTTTTAACAAATCAATTAGATAAAGCTCTGTATAATGATACAAAGCCAATGTCCTATCAGCCATTGTTTTTTGATGAAACATTCCAAGATTACCAGTGAAAGCTATGCAACCTTTTTCGCACTCCCCGGCAAATTTGCAAAGGTTCAAACCCGAAACAATAGAAGCAGGCGACAAATACAAGCCCGTAACACCAAAAGACTCTAAGCCTTTATTTTTTGCCCATTTAACACTACGTGACAAAATCGCACGCTTTCTCCCGGTTGGGGTATGAGTCAAATCATAATAAGAGTTAAAAGTCGGTAAGTCGCTAGCGTTATCTCGCATATAAGAGCGAAAACAATCTATATTCGAGCGAAAGATATATTTACTAAAATCCATTTTTTTCTCCGTAAGTGGTAGGTTAGATACGACTTGTATCTATATATATTATAACATAATCTATAGACATAACACAGAAAAAAATACCAGTATTTACATTTCGTTACATATCAGATTTTATGATTTTTTTTATTCATAGCAAAAATTTCGCTCGCTCCGAAACGATGCTTATCGTTTCTACGCTCAAATATTACCACGAATAAATCCCAGTATATCAACATTATACGAAAACCATATACATCATATATATGCCAAACCTCCACCCCCCCCTTGGGCGAGGGGCTGCCGCCGACATTGGAGTGACTTTTGACATTGGAGTGAGTAGTAGTGGTGTATTTATTTTATTTATTTTTCAAATAAACCTTGACATATAATATTGTCTATGGTATATTTGTATATACAGTTGAACTGTATAAACCTACCAACAATAACTACTAGGAGTACATCATGTCAAACCTACCTGACGATTACCATTCACACAACAGATACTGTCCTAGACATAATCTGTATTACCATCCCGTAGACGGATGCCCTGCATGCGAGGAGGAACCAGCCATGCTTAAACACACGATACCAGAAGCCAAAGAGGCTCTCGAACAAATAATCAAAGTGAGAGAATCATATGAACATCGTATCAATGTAGTAGAAATAGAGATAGAAATACGGCAGTTGGAGCTTAGGCGATTGCACTCAAAACACCAAGAAATAGAAACAATGGAACGCTCATTGGACTATGACATCGATTGCGTAATTAATGATGAGGCACCCGATGGATACCATATTAACGAAATGTATGACAATGAGTTTATTATGCCATCCATGTGTCCATGTGACTGTGCTGTATGCAGAACCCAAGTTATTCTCAAAAAGTACGAGGAGGAATAAACAATGAAAATGAACGACTTAATGAACGACTTAACAAAAGACTTAACGAAAGAAGAATTGTGTTCAATAAAAGAATTGGTTCTAGATTTAGTTTTAGACTTTACAAAATCAGAGCTGCAAACTATGCTGCGAGACTTCAAACCTATTGAGGTGCTGTGTCATACACAGGTACCCGAATCGCAGGTCGGCAGAATTTTTAAAGCCGAAACTATGTTGTATGTACGATGTCTACGCATGGCTATTGCGTACCTAGAAGAAAGTGAAAAGAACGAAATTTAAAACAGGAGCCTACCATGTCATTATTTAATCCAACCAAATTTAGGAAAGCCCGAAAAGAATTGGGGTACACTCAGAAACAGTTTGCCGAAGTACTGCGCACTAGCCAACGGAGCCTGTGCTTTTGGGAGACTGGCAGAACCATACCATCCAAAAATAAAACAGTAGATATAGCAGTCTATTTCGCATTGCAGTTTGATGTGTACAGAGCTCACAAAATTTCTGGACTAGAAATAGACGCCATAAATTCGTGGATGTCTAACGACTCAGTCGTCAACCAATCGCCACCGCCAATGGCATACAAAAAGATTCTCATAATAACATACGAGTCTGGTGTACAACGATGGTTTCCTGTGAACGCAGAAACCTTGGAGACTGTTGTTTCAGACCTGACAACGATTGATGACCTACAAATTGTAGAGCAGGGAGATAAACTATGAAACAGATATGGATTAACATCGAGGTTGGGACACCACGATTCGAGGATGGTGTAGTTAGCACCAGACTGTATGTAGACGATGATGGTATTAGAAAAATTGACGAGATTTTAGATTCAATTTTTCACCAAAACTATTTTCAATATATCGTGTCATTTGACGGCGTTCCATTTAAATGGAACCTCTATGCAACTGGTAGCGTATGGAGTTTAATATGATTTTATTAACACTGATTTCATCCAAACAGAAAACTCTCGTTAACCTATCGACAATAATCTACACTGTGCCAAACAAGTTGGGTACTGAGATTGTATTCGAGGGTGGGATAGCAAAGGTCGCTGTCACCGAGACTGCAGAGGAAATCCTACGACTGCAACAAGTTTGGCACGAATCTTGCACTAATAGTACTAATAGTACTAATAGTACTAATATAGCAGAGCATAGAAATTCAAACCCTACAAACACCACTAAAAATAATAGTGATGCTGTTGTTGGTGAGAAAAATGTTTTAATTATAAATGACAACCCAATACCAGTTGACCCGTCTGTGAAAATCGCACTGTTTGACTACTGCAAAACAAACGAACCACTGCTCAAACTATTTGGATATTGGATGGATTTGTATGAGAAAAATGGTGGACAGTTGTCCCTAGTCAGCAGCATTGACCTAGGTACACTAGCCAAGGTTGTTCGAACTGGTACGATTGACAAAGCGCAGGCAGTGTTCGATTGGCTATTTACCAGTGACCACTACCGTGCTGTATACCTACGAAGTAGGGGCATGGTAAACCCTGCTGTAGTAGTGTCTTCAAGAAAGATAGACGCAAACTACGCACTGTCCCAACAGAAACCCCTACCTGCGCTACCAACTAGCGCACAGCGACCGTCTAGAGCCATTCCAACATTTGATGAAAACGGCAACATTATTGGAGGTAACAATGGCTAACAAACATATGCTCGACATCGCACTCGACATGTTTGCGGCAACGTTCAACAAAAAAGACGAGTGGAAGAGTCAGGTGCATCCAGTGTGGGATGCAGGTTTGGAGCGAGTTAAGGATGTGCATTTGCACAAAGCAATTCTAAATGTATGTATGAAGAAGCACCAGTATCCACCGACTTTGGGACATGTCCTAGAGGAAGTCAAAGAAGTGATTCGTGAACTGGGTGGCACCGGCATGGAACTCAAGGAGTACAAGTTCTGCGACGACTGCCTACAGCGTGAAGGTATACGTGAGATTTCAGCCCACTTCATAATCCTGGCTGACAAGCGATTCAAGGTTCATAGATGTGTAGCACGATGCACTTGCGATGGAGCTGCCTCAAAATACCCTCATATGGGAACGTGGGATGCATTGCAAACTAAAATGATGCACGATGCTCGTATTACCGTCAAAGCCTGGCACATGACAGATGGCAGAATGCCAATCCTTAGCATGCAACAACGTGAGCCACAAAACTACGAGAGAATGAAGCGTGTGCAACAAAAACGTGCGCACGAGGGTTTAGCCAATCCTTATATGGAGATTGCAAAAACCATGATTGACGGTCGCTTCGTACCTGGCGACACCAACCCAGTTCCGATGCAACGAACTGTTGACAAACCGCAGACAAATCACTATACTAACAACACAGATACAAAACCTGATGACTGTATCTGGTAACCTACCAACAACCCAGGAGTATAAAATGTTCTTCTTAGAACAATTACAACATGTCATTGACAAGGTCAAAGACAACGCAACCAAATCAACCCTGCAGAAAGCGCACACCATATTGGTTGCCATCGACGCGCAACATCCAATCACCGAAATGATTGAGGAGTGGTATGGAGAACGGTGCGTACCAGGCAACCCTACACCATACAGCGAACAATGGCGCAATCTGCAGATGCAGATGGACACCTACCGCAACGAACTGGAGCGTTTGGGATGGTTGCACTGTCCCGAAACCACACCACCCAACTTCAATGGGGAGCGTGGATGGATGCACCCGTTCTACTGCCAACGTGGACATCACCACATCCTCTACATATCAAACGACGTTAACGACATCGCATATTTAGACGTTACACTATATCAAAAAAATGAAATGAAATACCACGAAAACACATCTGTCGGTGCACTAATGGACTGGATGGATGGAGCATTAGGAGAAAACCATGCAGAACAATAATTCAATCTATCAAGCCATTCTTCAATTTCAAAGAAACAGTGGTGCTGTCGTCATGTCAGCTGTCAACCCACGATTCAAATCAAAATATGCCAGTTTGACTGACATACAGAAAGCCATTCGCAAACCACTAGCAGATGCTGGACTAGTCATCGTACATCAACTAGGAGAGAACAACACGATGACGTCATCACTCATTCATGCAGAGACTGGACAGTCCATCTCCAGTACCTACAACCTCATTGTACAACGCAATGATATGCAGGCACTTGGCTCTGCTATCACTTATGCAAAACGCTATGCTGTGGCTGCACTGCTAGACATCATCACAGATGAAGATGACGATGGCAACAAAGCCGTAGACAGTATGCAAGGGAACCGTTCACCATCCAAGTACGATGACGATGACAAGCCATGGTTCAGTGAAAAACTCCCCAACTATGAGGAGGTCTGCCATTGGGTTGCCAGAGGTAATGACCCTAAGAAGTTGCGAGATAAGTACAAAGTCTCACGTAGTACTATGTCATACCTGCAAAAACTATTTGAAACAGCACCGATGAAATGAAACTAGGTAGTCTTTTTAGTGGCATTGGAGGTCTAGAAATGGGGTTGGTACGTTCCATCCCCAACCTCCATACTGTATGGCAGGTGGAACAAAACGCCTATTGCCAAAAAGTCTTACGTAAACATTGGAGCGTACCTATCTATGATGATGTACGTACAGTAGGTGCACACAACCTAGAGCCAGTAGACATACTATGCGCAGGGTTTCCGTGCCAATCGATTAGTATTGCTGGTAAAATGAAGGGGTTAGAAGATGAGGAAAAGTCTGGTCTATGGTGGAACGTCCACCGGCTTGTTAGCGAGTTTCAGTCAATCGGACGACAGCCAATCTTGGTGTTGGAAAACGTCGCAAACATCCTTCGAGTGGGCGGACCCGACGTTGTTGGAAGCCTTACCGCAATCGGGTATGACTGCGAGTGGACGATTATATCAGCTGCACAATGTGGAGCACCCCACTTGCGAAAGCGATGGTTTGCAGTCGCTTACCCCAGCACCATTGGATACTATCTTCGCAACGAACTCGCTTTTGCCAACACCATCAGCACACGAACACAAGTACAGACTGAAGGGCAACAGCCAAGCAAGCAGATGTCTGGAAGCACAAGCAAGGCGTACTGGCAAGGATTTCCAACTCAATCCCCAGTTTGTCGAAGAGATGATGGGATTCCCAATCGGGTGGACAGACTTAGAGCACTCGGAAACGCAGTCGTCCCACAGTGCGCAGAGTGGATTGGAAAACAAATAGCCAACAGTGGACTATTGGAGGTATCATGTTTGCAACACAACTAAAGGAAACTTTATCAACCGTAAACAAATCCGAACTTGCTTCGGCTATTGGATGTCACCGTGACACTATAGCAAAATGGCTGCAAGGAAAACAAGTGCCTAGTGTTGTTCTTTTAATGCGCATGTGTGTGTATTTGTACCCTGAAGATTGGGAACAGGCATTTTTACACTTCAGTGTCTTGATAGAGTCAGAAAAATGAGTTATAGTATTTTACATGCTCCGTGCATGGTAGGTTTGGGTAGGGGTGGTTCCCTACCCTATTCTATTGGTGGTGGTGATGATTAAGGGATTTGGCATTTGGCTGAATAAAGCCATGCACCGTAACTCGATTAGCACAACATACATGGCTGATAGAGCAGGGCTACATGTTAACACCATTAACAAATACCTAACTGGTGCGTACGAACCACGGATGAGCAATCTAATCGTATTGGTAACTGTTATTGCTAACAAAGAAAACCGAAGCCCAACACAACTTATGTTTGAGGCTATCACATCACTAGATGAGATGAAAATGGTTGAAACCAGGTGGCGTAAAAAATACAAAAGGAGTTCAGATGCTGGCTAGACCTGAACTCCAGAAGTAAGTTTGGTGTCAGAAACTTAGGACTGCTCGTCTACGTCAACGAGTTCTTTTAGAACCTTGTATAACAACTGGATAAGGTCAGCCGCCAACTCTTGTCGTTCATCTTTAGTCAAACCGCCACGGCTATGCATAACAAGTTTTTTGACAAACAACACCAGTTCAGGCGTTAGAGCTAGTAAATCTTGATTCATGGTTATTTCCTTTAACTGGGTTTATTTATACGTATAAGTATACCTGAAGATACACGCTAACGCATACTTTTTTTACCGCGACATTTCCATTTTTTACGTGATAGGTTGTTGGGGGTATTCGGGTCGTTGCGTTTCTTTGGAGACAATCGTTTCTTGATTCCTGCACTGCGTGCGCAATAGGAGTCTCCTTTCTTTGTCCCTGGCTGTATACGATCCGTGCCACTCTTCGACTTGCCTGCCTGCCCATAGGACACACGTTTCGTGCGACCAGTCTTCTTATTCTTAACAACCTTGACGAATCTTTTACCACGTGCTGGAGTCCGTTTCTTTTTAACTGGCATTGTCCACCCTGATTAATGATGCTTTTATCTCACTAATCATTGTACTCAATGTTGATACACTTTGCTCTAATAATGACATACGTTTGTCCAGGTCAGCCATTTCCTGCACGATGGTTTCGCGTATTGTCTCTTCTTTTTCTTGCATGTCTTTGATTACACTGTCGTATCTGGCACGCAACTCTTGCTCTTTAACTTCTGCTTTGGCTTCACGCTCGTCAGCACGACGTTGAAGGTCCTTGTTTTGTGAGTATAGAAAAATAGCGAATGCTACATTGGCACCACCACTCATTAACAGTTGCAACACTTCGCCTTCCATACTACCTCCAATGGTAAAAGAGGTACCCTTAAAGAGTACCTCTAACATTTAACAACTTACAATGAGAAATACATTACAGAAATTTGGTCGCCTGAGTTGGGGGCTGTACCAAAAGTCACACGTAATGTCGAGCCACTACCACCAGTAGCAGACAATGTATACTGGTCCTGTCCAGAAGGTGAAGATTCAACAAGACCCATTGCCAAACCGTTTCGGAATACAATGGCACCACCAAGCATAGTAGCGTCAGCAGCAGCAGAAGCATCGAATGTAGTAGTGCTACCATCACCAGCAGACAATGTTTCGTACGATGCCATAAAGTTCAACTTGGCAGCAGTTACATTTGCATCAGAAATTTTTGCTGTAGTTACAGCATTGCTACCCAAGGCAGTAGCGTCAACTGCACCAGCAGCAATCTTTGCTGCAGTAACAGCATCGTCAGCAATCTTAGCAGTCTCAACTGCATTAGAAGCAATCTTTGCTGCAGTAACAGCATTTGATGCTAATTGTGCAGCACCAATGTTAGCGTCTTTAACTTTAAGACCACCTGCACCAACTTCTAAAGTTGTACCATTTAGGGAAATAGTTAAACTTCCACTACTGTTTTCTACACCGTGTCCCAACGTTAGTTTGTCAGCAGTAATAGACCCTGCTAGTTTTGCAGTTGTTACTGAGGAGTCAGCAATCTTTGCTGTAATTACAGCATTGTCTGCAATCTTACCACTTGTTATTGCAGAATCAGCAATAGCAACCGTGCCAACAATACCATCTGCAATCTTTGCTGCAGTAACAGCATCGTCTGCTAACATTAAAGTAGAGATACCACCAGTGCCAACCTTAAGTCCGCTTGCGCCAACGCTTAAACTGGAACCATCTAAGTTAATAGAAGCAGATACAGCAGCACTTCCGTTGTAGTTTGCACTGAAACTCAAACCACCTGTTGCAGAAGGACTTAATGCATTTAAAGTTCCACCAAGAGCAACACCACTGATAGCAGAGTTAGACAATTTTGAATTCGAAATGGACCCAGCTAACATGGAATCGGTAATACCCGAAGCCTTGACACGTAAAGCATCAGATGAAATCTCGATAGAAGAATCATCTACCTCTACATCAAGTTGGTCACCAGTTTTGCTTAATGCTGCTCCTGCGGTAATGTTAGAAGCACCTGTGTACTGACTGAACGTCAAGTCATTTGTACCAACAACGTCAGAACCTTTGTTTGATGTACAAACAAATCCCATCTCTCCATTGACAGTACCTTGTTCAATGAACATAGAAGCACCAGCAGCATTACTACCAGTTGCCATGTCTGTTGAACGTGCCCATGCACCTGCGGCGCAAATGTAAATACCGTTAGCCTGGCTACTGCTTTGAGCCTTGACCAAAATTCTGTCCCCCGCAGAAACAGATACACCGTCAATCGTTTGTGTACCACTCAACGTAATGTTTGCTGTCGTAGCAACTTTACATGAATCTTTGGGGTCAAGACCGGCAGCAACTGAATCTACGTATCCACGTGTTGCCAGTGCTTGTGTGTTTGTATCAGAACCCGTGTAACGAATCTGACTGGAAAAAGAATAGTTTGATGACCCATCCAGTTTGGTTGAATCAACTGCATTGTTTTTAATCTGCTCTTTGGCGATTTGTACTGCCATGATTGGCTCCTATTTCAAAATATATATTACGACTAGTGAGTCATCACTTGCCGGTATAAATGTAGTTGTAAAATTAGTAACAGACAACTCCCCGATGTCCGTAAACAGTTGGAGTAGTCCATTCCAATATACCTGCAACGAACCCGATTTGTAGTCACTGCTTACTGTGAAACTTTGGGTGGAGCCGTCCGTCTGTGCCGAGATATCTTCATACTCAAGGTTGACTTCACCACCACCAGCCGTTTCAAATGGACTGGCAACTGGCATTATTCACTCCAAACAATCTGCGAGTAGTCAATCGTAATGCTGCCAGAACCATTTATCTTAAAGAACAGGTATACATCTGGGTTGTCAAAATAAGATTGAACTGGAAGTTTAAACTCATATGCTGCACTACCTGATGTTGTTGTAGTTACACCTAAAGCAATCGTACCTGCTGTGTCTGGAAACCATACGTGGTCACCAGCAGCATCCCAAGTTCCTTTAACTGTAAGACTGGTATTGCTACCTCCTAAACCTGTACAACGTACTATGATTGATTCAATACGTCCGAGAAATTTACCCGATGTGTCAATCTGTTCTGGGATTACTAATGTGTGTTTGTGATACTTAGTAGATGCAAAGTTCTGGTCTACTGATGCTACGTTAGTATCATTGATACTTGGATGGTCGTTGTGTCTAATGTTCATTCTTCCTCCGAAGGTTGATAAAGTAGTTCTTGGTCACGATAAATAGCAGCATCTGACATGCCTTCTTCGCCGTTGATTATAGCACGTAGATAAGCCTCTCTACGCTTCAGTGCTTCTAATTGTTGTTTGTCTGCTGTGTCAACTTGTGAAAAAGTATATGCACCAGTTATTGTACCTAAAATTAACAAAGGATTAGTATCACCACCATAAGTAGAGCCTTCAGGTGAGACTAATCTAGCAATAGACCTTAATCTAGGAACATATCCAAGGTTGTTAAAAACCATATACAAAGAACGGTGATACAACCGAAATTGTTGTTCTTCTGACAATGGATACCTATATCCATTTCTAGAACCTTTACTTCCTTTTTTAGCAGCCACAGGTGTTACTTTACCGCCACACATTTCTTCTAGTTTTGTTGCTATTTCAGAAGGAGTGTTGTAACCTGCTAACTCTAGGTAGAAAAGTAACTCTGGCATTGTATTAGTAGGCGTGTATTTATCCATAGACTTGGGCAATACAACCTCTTTTATAAGTGGATTTAATAGTTGTATTGCAGGTAAAAACGGGTCAATGTCTGTCGCTTTAACAGGAGGAAACATTGATGCGGCAATACCTGTTAGTTGATTTAAAGACTCAATGGCTGGTGAGTTATAACCCATAAGAAAGGTTTCTTTGTCTTGGTATGTACCAACTGGATAAGTTAAACGACCTTGGGCATATATCGGGTAATACATATCATATGGCAACGGTTGTTCATCATTAAAAGATTCGTAAAACGTATTAGCATTTTTCCTTAATTCCAAAGCCTTAGCTACTCTTTTTAGTTTGTTAACATCTTGCAATGCATAAAAGATTTCTTTTGCAGATTGAACTGTAAATGAACTAAATACAAATATAGCGTTCATATATCGTTGTACTGATTCAGGAACGTCTGAATAGTCAAACATAGAACGCCTAGCAACTTGCATTGCTTCATTAAAAGAACGCCCTTCTTGTAAAGCCTTTATTGCTGCAGCACTTCTAAATACAAAATCTTCTTTAGTCTGTGCTGCTAGTGCCAACTCTGATGCCTTACGAACTGTGTTTACTAAACCAGATGGAGGATTGCCTTCGTACCTCCCTTGAATTTCTTTTAAAAACATGTTCTCTTTACCACCCTTAGATTGAATGTATGAGAACTGATTTCGAACACCTACCTTTTGTATTCCTTCATAAATATCTCCATAGGTATACACTCGACCATCTGGAGTTTTAACGGCAATGTCTAGATACCCCTTGGAACCTATATTGCTACCGTCACGTACAACTTTCCAACCTTTAGTTGCTAGTTCAGGCGTAAACATAACCCCAGTAGTTTGATATATAATGTTAGGACCTGACAATATATTTCTACCATGCGAAGCAGGGCTATAACCCAAAATTGCAGTATAAAAAGATTGATTCATAAAATCTAAGGCTTTGTTAATAAAAGGCAACAAGCGTCCGTTTTCACCTCGCATGGCTTGAATAATGTTTTTTCTAACTTTTTGTCTTGGATTGTTTATAAGCTTGTTTTTCATGTAAAGATAATCTTCTTCACCAAACATAGCCCTAGCCATACCACCATCACCACGAAATATCGTGTCTAACATTTCTTCTAAGTCATCGACCGAACCTTTGCTCAAACTATAACTTATGTTGTTGTTGCGCATTACGACTTCAGCATGACTTTTAACTGCTTGCACAATTGTGTCTAATTCGTCAGGACCCAACGCTTGCTTTTCTAAAGCCTCAAGTATATCATCAAACACTGGGTCATACGTGTCAGTCATTCTTTTCATATACTCAATTTTTTCTTGTGGAGAACGCAACATCGAAAGTTGTATCTCAAGCATTTTTAATTGGTTTTCATCAAGTGATGCCGATAAAATTTCGTCTAGTTCTTTTTCTTGTTTTTCATATAGAGCCTGTTTTAATTCCTCAAGTTCTTTGTTGCCTTTTTCAACATACGCCTTTTGCACTTCTTCATTGGTTTCCTTTAAAGTTTTTCTAAGGTCGGCTTCTAAATCTGAAAGTCTTTCTTGGTATTTTTTTTCAATGTCTTTTAGTTTTTGACTTTTTGTATAGCCATCACCAAGTTTATCTTTTAATTTTTGTTCTTCTAAACGAAACTTAGCACGTATTTTACGTATAGATTCATCTAAATCATCACCTGATTTTAATCGTTTTTTTGTTGCCTTTATTTGACTGTCTCTTATCTTTCGCAAGCGCAAAAGGTCTTTGTTAGTTTTTTCTTCTTTAGTTAACGTAGAGATTTCTCCTGCTTGCTCTTCTTCTATTTTCATGGACTTTCTTCTATATATATTTTCTGTTTCTTCCACAAGTGTTTGTTTACGTTTTTTATATTCTTCCCTTAAAAAGTCTCTTCGTTCTTTAATTTGTCGCCGTGTATTTTCTCTGTAATAACGTTTTGCTGTACGCAATTCGTTTTGTATTGTACTATCATACAGTTTTGCTTCTGCTTTAACTTCACGCAATATAGATTGGTCTAACTTCTGAACGTTTACGTTTGGATGCGTTTTGTTGACTATTTCCAGTTGCTTTTGTAACTGTACTAACTCTGAAAGTTTTAGATATGTATCGGAATCCGTTGTAGGAAAGTACAATATTTTTATTGCTTCTCTTACACTGTTTTGAAACATGTTTTGAGTAACATTCATGTTAGGCAAAATGTTTGATACTGCCGCTTCTGGCAATTCAAACTGCAAAACATCATTCAACGCTTTTGCACTAATACGATTGTTTTCTGCAATAAGATATGAAGACAACATAACCGTTGCATGAAAATTTTCCATGTTATCCATATCAACAGACGGAACAGTCCTCATATTTTTATTTGGATTAACTATTGGTCCACTAATTTTACGTTCAACGCCCTTAGAATCTGTAAGAAAAACTGTTCTGTTACGAGAGTTTGGATTCTGTATAGCCATATTTATATCATCAATTAAGTCGCTCATATATGACCAATACGCTTGAGGATTTGATTGGGATAATTTAGCAACTTGTCTAGCCTGTTGTTGTATATACATTTTACCATGGCTATTAAATATACCTGATTTGTAAGCATTGCTTGCACCACTTAAGTGGTCTTCTAAACTGTATCTGGCTGGTACCTTTTCATTTTTTAAAACAAAAATATTGTTTATCATCCACTTAATAGTTTCTTCTAAATTAACTTGTTGTTGTATTACACCATTAAGGTCTGTCTTTTCTCCAACTATCATTAATCCTAAAGCACTAACACTATCAATTTCAGATACATCCGTTAAAGTATAGTCGTATCGGCTTAGTATATTGCCTTTGTTTTTCATCATATCACGGTACAGTTGCTCTGTACGTACATTAAGAGTTCCACGCTCTGCATTCATTTGTTGCATAAACCGTTGCTGTTGTGTAGGCATATTTGCTTCACTTCTAACAATTGGAGTATTCAAATAGTTTTCTAAACTTTCTTGTTGAATCCAACCTTTTTCAGCAAAATACTTAGTTATGCGCCGCCCAAAATTTGTTCTAGCAAGTCTTTTTGTAAAATCTGACGCACCAATAGTAGACCGATAAACCGTTCCCTCTGCCTCTAATAGCCTACTGCGCTGCTCAACATTAAGTTGATTTACATTTTCAATAGTTAAGGTTTGCGGCTCTAACTCTGCTACCTTGTCGATAATTGCATGATGGATTCTATTATAATCATCTTGAAATAAAATCTTGTCATCAATATTTTTTTTAACTTGATTCTTATAAGTAAATGGCAAATCAACATCATCTAGCACACGTTTTAAAGCAGTTATTTCTTCACCAGACAAACGATGCAAATTAAATGCTGGCAGTGTTTGTTGTGGTGTTCTAAAAACGTTTTGGTCAAAAACATTAAACCCAGGCGACCTTGAAGGTCTTACTGCAATAGTTAAATCTTCAGGATTTGGATTGTACTTTAATACTTTACCAAGAGCTTCACCCATGTCACTTTTAACAGCAACTGCCAAAACGTCATCTACAAAGTTTTTGTGCACTAATGTCTTTGGAGTTACCCATTGAACGTTGTCTAGCATTTTTATATCTGGTGCTACCTCAAACATTAAGTTACGACCATATATTTTAGATAGTGCTTTTTGTGCGTCACCGTCACCTAAATCCTTAACCTTGTTAAGTACTTTTTGATTTAATTTTGGGTAACTACGTTTTAGTGCAACAGGTGTTACTTGAGTAGACTCTTGAATAAGCAAGGTATTTAAAGCTTCATATGTGTCTTCATACTCTTCTAACAATCGTTTGGCTTTATCGTTGGCTCGTATAACGTTATAAAAATCATTTGGATTACCTCTGTTTTCAATTTCTAAAACAGTTGCATTATCAAAAAAATCATCTAAGTCATCACCATGTTTTTTAAGATGGTTATAATGTAAAGTTCTTCCTACATTATCTCCCATTGACAACAATACATCACCACGCCCTAAATCAGGTATATCAACACCAAACCGTTTTCCAACAACACGTGTAGCACCTAACAATAAACTGTTATCTATTTCACCTAAAAAGGCGTTTGAAAAAGCCTTTTTGGCTTCTTTAACGTTTTTTGCTCCATACATAGCCTTGTGTAATTGTTGACTTTGTGACCAAGCCTTGTACCCTTTTGCTGTTCCAGACGCAATGTCAATAGATGGGTCTAATATATCAAATACAAAATACCCTCCGACAGTAGCATACTTAGCAAGCCCTTCCATGTTTAACTGATTAGACAGTGCTAACCCTTCACCAACAAACCCTTTGTTTCTTGCAATGTTGTCAGCAATAGCACCAACAATACCATATCCACTATATGCTTGTGGTCTTTCAATTTCTCTTAATCTTGATTTCGCCAATGGGTCAAAATATGATGTGCCTTCTTCTAGTTCAGGGATTACACCTGCTGCCTCCAAACCTTCTGCTACAACGCCAGCAGCAGCACCACCTGCTGCTTCTATCGCCTCTGTACCAACCGCTGCAACAACATTAAATGGTGACATTGCAGAACGTAAAAGCCATCCAGTTGTTGTTTCTGTCAAACCCCCAGTTGGCACTTTATCATTAAGTATGCCTTCAATTGTATAAGTATCTAAGTGTGATAAAACTTGTTGCCGTTTTTGTAAATCCGTTCGCCAATCGGGGTCGCCTAGTTTTTTATAGGCTCTTACTGCCGCTAGTGCTTCTCTGGCACTTTTATTGTTATTTAGGTCAACAGTTCCACCATCTTTATAATCTCCACTTTTTATTAATTCTAGCAAACGTGTATCTATTTCGGGAGAGTATACAACACCACCTGTGGGATGGTCTTTTAGATAAGTAAGAACCTCTGTTGGTACATATAAATAATCACCTTCGCTTAATTGAAACAATTCTGATTTTGGAAATGATTGAGCCACGTTACCTGGACTTTGTATGCTCATTAATTGTTTATTAATTTCAGGTCTATATTTTAAGTTCTGTTGATTTTTTAACAACTCATATTGTTTTTTACTAAAGTTTGGTAAAGCTTCCCCACCTGTTTTTTGGTATTGATACGCATCACTTAAAAGTTCGGCTGTAGAAGCATCAGGCGTAACCTTTGATTTCATTCGAGGGTCAACTACCTCTTGTGGTATTACAGACACATCTAGCAAACTATTTATAGTTGCTATAACTTCTTCATATACTTGCTCGTCACTAAAATGTGGATTCTGTTTTTTTATGTCAGAATATAAAAGAAGTCCTGCTTCTACATTTGCTTTGCGGTCTGCCTCTGGTAGTGATTGATAATGTTTTTCTAAATTACCATAAAGTACTGCTTTAGTAGAAAAAAGTGCAGGTTTTTCTACTTTTGCTCTAGACATACCAATGGTTTGTTGAGGAAACAATGAAGCAACTAAAGGTTCAAACTTTCCATACGCAGTTTTTGTTTCAAACGGAACAACAGATAATGGTTGCTGACGGGTTTCAAAAGTTCCCCAGTTTTGCCGCATGCCTTGACCCATTTCTGTAAACATACGGTCTATTGCGGCTTGCTTTTCTTCTGGGCTTTTAATTGCACTCTCTTCTATTTTAGTCAAAGCATCAATCGCAAGGTTTTGAAAATCTGCTGACCTAGACATTAGTTCATATTGAGGGTCCGTTAGTGACACATTGAATAAAACTTCGATTTCGTTTTTTGTCAGATTCTTCATACATCACCGATTGTCTTCTATCACCGCTAAATACATCAAATCTAACATATCCAAAGCCTTTCTTTTCTGTATTGGATTCGATATGCTTAACTTAATTTGTTGTTGTGCATTGTTGTACAAACCTTCTATTTTATTGGGTTTTATGTCATTTGCTATTGGAAACAAGGCAAGCACAAGTTGTTTAGTGTCTGGTTGCAATCCTTTAATACTATCTCCCAATGTGTGATACTGTCCTGGTTTGTTATTTTGAAGAGTTTTCACACGCTTCATATTACGTGCTTTTTTAGGGTCAATTGTTTTGGCTAATGTTTCAAGTATACGTTGCTTTGTTTTTTGAAACTCTTTACTAGATACACCATAGGCTTCTTTTGCTTGAGCAAGAAGGTGCAACGCTGTAGCCTGTTTTTCTTTTACACTTAAATTCTTCACTTCTTCAAACTGTTGTGTAATAGGGTCCATTGGCACATATGCACTTGCTTCTGCCATCGCTTCTTTATAAGAAGCCATTTTTCCTAATCGACGTATATTTGGCGACGGTTGACGAGATATAGCATCAGTTAATGCTGGTGTTGGTGATGGCATAAGTGATGGTGGAGTGCTTTCTGGCAACTGTTGATTTTCCATCATTTCTTTTTTTGCTTCTTTGTCAAGTACCATTTGACGTAACGCATCACCAATTTCAGTTTGTGCTGGCTTTGGTTGTATAGGTTCTATTGCTTGCTCTTCTAAAACGTCCTCAGCCATAGGCTGCATTGCTTCATCTGTAACGTTTTGTACTACGCTTGGTTGAAACTCAAACTCAAAATCATCTGTAACGTTTTGTACTACGCTTGGTTGTAAATCAGATTCTTCTGTAAATGAATCTTGTGGTATTAATAACTGTTGACCAACACTAATACGATTAGGGTCTTGAATACCACTTGCTTTTGCTATGTCTTTATAACGTTGAGCATCACCATAATATTTTTGTGCAATAGTACCTAAAGTATCACCTTTTTGTACTATATATTTTTGGGCTGTAGGTGCAGAAACAGGAGTATCTAAGACTCTGCCTTTTTTAATTTCTTCTGCCACCGTGTCTACATTTTCGGCTTGAGGTTGTTCTTCTGGCTCCATACCCAAAGCTTCCATTTCAGCACGTCTGCCAAATAATTTGCGTCTTGGCTGCCCAAGACCATATCTTTCTTTGCTAATTTCGCTTGTTCTTTGCAAAACATCAACAGGGCTTTCGTCTATTTTATCTTTTTCTAAGGCATCAAGTTCTAAATCTAAGGCTTTTTTTCTTGCTGCTAACTCATCTTGCACTTCTGTGTAATCCACACTTCCTATTGGCCCTGCATATCCTGATTTGCTACTGCTTGTTGTACCTGGTTGACCTTCAGTAAATGTAATAGTAGGCAATTCGTTTGCTCTATACCATTCTTCAAACATTTCTTTAGTTTTGTACCCTTTTAATTTTGATATATCTTCTCTTAATTTTTGTATAGTTTTGTTGTTTTCTTTTATAGTTTCTGCATTAGTTTGGTAAGTAATTTCAGAATTTGTAGTTGGGTCAAGGATAAACCCAAATAAATCACTGTCAGATTCGTATTTAATTCTGCCTTTTGTTATTTTAGGCTCAAGTGATTCGTTTGCACCTTCTAATCGAGCGTTGTCAGTAGAAAGTTTAGAAATGCGAGAATCAAGTTCACTTAAATATGTTCTTTTTGTTGGTATTTCTTGTTTAACGCCTTTTTGCCCTGATGTTGATGAACGTTGTCTAGAACCTGCAGCTTTTTGTTTATACTCAATTTCTTCTCGTCTTTCTTCTCCACGCAACATTTGACGACGCAGTTGGTCTTCTGCTTTTGATATGTCTCTTCTTTCACGCAAAATTTCATCACGCATATTTTCTATACGTCGATTACGCTGTTTGGCACTAATAAGCCCAGATTCATATTCACGCATTGCTTGGTCATATGCCGATTTGTACAACATGTATTTTTGTTTTGTAACTAAGTCAGCCCATGACTCACCATTACTAGCCCTTCTAGGGTCACGACCACTACCAGTAATAACGTATACGCCTTGTCCACCTACTTGTTGAATAGCCATGTCAATCTCCTAATACATTCCAAAAGTTGAGTTTGCTACATCAGATGCTTTTACACCTAATGTTGGGATTTCTACGCCTTCAAAAAGAGATTGTATTTCATCATCGCTCATACCCATTTCACGCATTTCATCGTAACTGTATGATTCAATCGGTCTTTTTATTTTAATTGGTTTTTTCATTGACATTGCTTGACGTAAAGAAATTTCATCAGCGTCTGAAGCAAAAGGGTTAGAAGCAAAAGCATTTTGAACACCTTGATACAAACTTTGACCAAAACTGTTTGCTCCTTGTCCTAGCCGTTGCAAAAACATTAATTCTAAAGCCTTTTGTTGTTGCTCTGGCGGCATTCCGCTTATCATTCGCTCTAGCCCCATTTGTCCAACATACGCTTCAGCACCTGCTTGAAAAGGAGCTGTTAATCCTTCTGCTCTTGCTCTGCGATATTGGGCTTGCGCTGCTTCAAGGTCTTTAATTTCTTGTTCTTGTTCTGCTTGACGTTGCAAATCCATATTAAGTATCTGTGAAGCCAAATCCGCTTCTAGACGCTGTCTGCTTTCATCCTGCATTTGTTGACCTAGCAATGCCATTTGTGGCTGTGCTGTTGGCTGTGTAAGCCTTGCTCGTTCTGCATCAGCGTATTGTTGTGCTTGTTGACGAGCACCACGCATTTGACTTTCGATAGCAGACCGCTGTTGCTCTGTCAAGCCAAGTGCACCCATCTCTTGTTTGCGCTGCATTTCACGAAGTCGTTTTTTTTGGTCTCGTTCGTACTTGCTAGGAATAATGTCTGGCAATGCTCCAATAGCTGTACCTGCACCAGCAAGCAATGACATAGTTAATGGGTCCATAGTTCACCTACACATGAAATGTTTCTATTGTAAAAGACTGACAGTTAATGTTGCCCTTCTCAACTTTGGCATTGACTGCCACTGAAAACTTATATCTTCCTGCATCTAATGTTAACATACGTGTCATCATTATGCTGCGATGTCCACATGCTGTACCTTCTGCACCTGGGTCAACAATGCCCGCACCACTTAAACCTGTATAGTCTTCCCACACATAGGACCTACTGCCTTCATACTGTGTTACCAAACCGGATTTTTCATACTGTAACAAAAACTTATTGTCCCATTTTCCATTACCGGGTCCACGAGTTACTGTGCTGTTTAGTTGTCCAAATGCTTTGGCATAGAAGGTCACCATAACCTTTGTATTGTCCTTTGTAATTACAACTTCTGCCCCAGTGTTGTTTAACGACTGAAAATCTTTAATGTTATTACTTGTTTGATTGTCGCTCTTAGTGGTCGAGGTGAACCACGCATATTCTTGTGGTAGTCGTATTTTTGATACACCTTGTATAGTCTTAGAAACAAAGTCACCAGTTTGTACAGAAGTAATAAAACGAGGGGTAGCAATACTCTCTCCAACAAAGGTATCCACAGATACGTCAGCAGCAATGATTTCTTGGTTGACATATTCCCTCAGTGCATCTTCATTGGATGCGTGGTTGGTGGCTGATAGTACAGCACCATTTACATATGTAAAAGGTTTAACAAAAGCCATTAGTTCTCCACTACAATAACTTGTATGTGATTGTGCCGAATGTTTATTGAATTATTTGCCAATCCAACACATGCTTGTAGTTCAATTGAATCTATTACATTGTTGGCAGGTAAAGAATACAAAGCACTAAATGCAAAGGTAACAAAATTCATGTTGAGTGTCGTACCTGTAGGTCTAGTTGTATAACCACCTTTGGGTGTAAAACTATATGTACAGTTTGCAATGTCTACAGTAGACGCACTACTATTTAAAGACATAAGTAAACGAAATGCGTACGTGTTGTGGTTTATTTGTGCAAAACTACCATCCCCGTCATTTGTATTCAAAGCAGTTACTGCAATCAATCCACTTGCGTGGACTCTTACTACAACATTGCTATGTGAACTGTAGTTAGGCAAAACCTTACTTGGTGTACCAGCTACATTTTCTATAGTGGTAAACGCTGTGCTTGTAGTGTTCCAATTAGCAGTGCCATCGTAATCAAATGTATATAAGTTTGTAATAGAGTTTGTACTACTAAAATGCTTTCGCTGCGCCCACTCTGTGTCTAAATTTACATTTTGTACATTACTAGCAACAACACTATCATACACCGCATTAAGTTGTGGCGCCGTGGGTGCTTGACCTTCTTCAAAGTATTGATTTGTTATTCTTCCCATCTTTACCTCTTAGTGTTACATGCCCAAATCGACGCACCATATATTTCCATTACTGAAACAGGATGTGTATCTACACCAAGTTCATCTTTGGGATTGGTTGTAATAGTCTGCCATTTTAGTTGCAGTCTCACTGGTTGTGAGCCGACAAAAATTTTGTAAGGCACACTTAAATTTGCAAGCCTAGGATATACACGACCTGTTTCGGCTATCAATATATCATTGCAAAACAAGCCCCATCTAGACCACCAGTCTTTTGACCACGCCACATCTGACCCACCACTGTTTGTAATAACGTCAATACCATGTCTAAAATTTATATCAAAACATCCATTTAAACTTCCACTTTTAGCGTCAAATTCTAGAATCAATCCTGCATAATCTGCATGAATGTCAACCAAATCATTCCAACCACTTGACCAACTTTCTGCTTGTAAATCAAAAGAAACCAATGGGTAATGTATGTTTACACTACCCTCATACGTATTCCATCTGCGAACAAAGTGATGGTCTTGTGTTTGCCCTATATGTTTAAAACCATACAGTTTAGCAGTGCTTTGCGATGTTAGTGTTGGTGGTGCCATTTTAAGTTTGTCTATAGTAGCCACTGGAAAGTTTTGACCATCTAGTTTACCATTGTACTCACCTACGACCATACGTGTATTGTCGTTGATGTTCTCAGGTTTTACTTGGTCAAGGTCTTTTTGTCCTACTTGTGTAAATACTTTCATCGTGACACCTGTGTAGACTGGTTAAGTGCTGGCATGGCAACTGAATCTGACAAGATGTTAAAAGACAACAAATGCCACTGTTGAGAGTTAGTAGTTCGTATACCAAACTTAAACTGGTCGCACAACTGTGTATTGACATCATACCGCAATGTAATCAATCTGCCTTCTGCTATCTTACTAGAGTTAACTGTAAATGGCACTTTGGTTACAGACAAGTCAGCAGGACCAAACACAGCATCTTCATTAATAGTGTACACCGTTTCACTCTTTGCCTGCTTTTGAGTCGAGGTAGTGCTCTCTGTGTACGAGTAGTCAATTCCATAAAAGAAGTCAAACCCATTGTCTCCATATGACATGATGCGAAGTTCAACACTAAAGTATCGTACTTTGACACTATTTTCGTTTGAGTTGTACCAAGCACTTTCCCATTGGTGACCATTGTGCGTTGTATTAGTAATAGTTAATGTTACGTTATCACCAAATGCAGTGATTTGACCTGCTTGTCCCCAATGCGAACTGGAAGACATAACTTGAAGTGGACCAAACTTATTTGTTTCTGCATTTAATGCAGGTGTCCAGTTTGGGTCGTTCCCTAATAAAAAATAGCCATTAACAGTTGTGGCCATAGCAGACCAATAACTATTAGATGGATTTTCTAAGTCTGTACGAATAGACCACATAGGGGCTTGAGGTGTTAAATGCAACACGTATCCAAAATCTGGTGTAGTAGAATCGTCAGTTGGGAGGTGCAGCCATACTTCTTTTTCTCTGTAAGAATATGCTGCTATAGCCTTATGCATCATTGAACGATTAACTCTACGCAACAGTTTGTCTATAGGCTGACTAATCTTTTGCATGCTTATCGATGCGCCTCCATTCAAGCCGCCTGACAGCATCCACACGCCTTGTTCATTAATAAAGACAACACCTAACTGAGGTATCACTACAACAGCGTTGCTGGCTACTGTGCCAAGCGTGTTAGTAATAGTGCTAATGTTATAACTATCTGTATCAAAACTTATAATATTTATAGCACTTTCACGGAATACAATTAAATTATTATAAAATGCTACTAACTGTGTTATATCACCACCAGTTTGGTTGCCCAAATCAAAGTATGCCAACGCTCCAAACTGCTCAAAAATACCTTTATTAGAATATATTATACGGCTACCTGCTGCCAACCAAAGTCGATTGTCCCAAACTTCACCATATTTCCAATCTGTAGTAATAGGTGTACTTGCTGTAAACGATGGAGCCTGGTCTACTAAAAATCTGTCTGGCATAGCATCGATGTAAAATCGACTTGAGTTCTCGTCGAGTTGTGAAACAAAGTAGTACAGTTCACCGTTAGTTGCTATCTCCTTAGTTCGGTAAATGCGCCTTGCCACTACACCTTCTTGCCCTATTGGCAAGTCAAGCGCAACACCGTATCGTTTGTTTTGCGCATTTGGAATCGACCATGACACACTTTGTGCAGCACTTAATGGAGACTCTGCACCCAAGTCAGAAATCATAGTCATTTTGTAGTTGTACGTGTACTGTACATTTTCCGTTACATCGCCTAAACCATACTGAGAAACTTTATTATAAGCAACAGCAGCACCACCACTTAATACTTTATTGTTTTGATACTTAGTGGCTACGTCTAACGGGTCACAACTTGGAGTCTGTAATACAAAACCAAAGTCTCTATATACTTCGTCACCACTAAACAGTATTGCACGGTCCCGTCCGTTGATAATCAACAAATGTTGTCCTAAGTTTACAAACTGACTACCAACATCGCCAAGTTTAGGAATGTATCGGTCACTGTCAATCGTTACCAAGTCATTCTCATAGAAGGCACCTGAATACGTTGCACCCTGTCCTTTGTTACCAATAGCGTAGTACAATCGACCTGACTGCTCAATAAAGGTGTATATGTCATTGGTGCCCTGTCTTTTCCATTGATAAACGGCATCCACTTTGTCAGTAAAGTACTTTGTAACAATGGCACTGGTAACAGTCCAAGATGCAGGTGCATGCCACCATGATTCAAACCCAACATCTGCTTTCCAACCGCCTTCAGAAACGTATCTACAGTTGTTAACAATGTTTGCGTCTCCAATGTTTGGCATAAGTACTTGACTTATACCTCTACATGGCACGAAGCGTTTGAACCTTTGTGGCTTCATGAAAGTCTCCTAAGCGTAGTTCCATCGTATGTTGGTCTTCCATATGCCATATGAAAACGCCCACGCACAATACGTTGGTCAATCTTGTCAACATACCGCTTTGCTAAGTTGTTGATTTCTTTCATGTATTTCTTTTCATACGTTGCTGCCAAGCCCTGTTGACCCAACTTTAAGTAAATGTCTTCTAATGCTTTGTATACAATCAACTGATGAAACTCATACGGCATTTGTGGTACATCAGTAGACAACAACAAATCCTTTGGTTTTACCATAAAACGCATAACCATTTCACGAACGTAGTCATGGTACACTTCTATATCTGCTCCAACTTTCTTCTGAGGAACCTCAAAGTCATATCCAACTGGGCGTGGATACGGTCTTATTTGTTGATGATTACCATCAATTTCAATGTAGCGTGGCGAACCATTGTCTAGTTGGTTTAACTTAACTATATTAACAAATGAGTTAATGTCCGTTACTACAACTGGTCGTAAATAATCAGGGTCATTTCGAGTACCTGATGTGGTATTGGTACCATTTACAACAAATAGCCAACATGGCAAACCTTTTCGTTCACCTGTGTTCTGGTCAAAGTTCTTGTTCCAACAAACAACTTTACGATAGCCTTCCCATTGAGTAGGCTCACGGTCTTGATTATTATAGGTGTCTGCCTGAATTGGTAAGTCATCCCATCCTATAAAAGACAGTTTTAATGTTTTGTTGTTTTCAGCAACTTTATGAATAACTGGTTCAGACAGTGCTCCTATCTTACCATCTTTAACAAACGCCCATGCAAACTCATAGTATTTATTAGATTGAAATTCACCTGTAGGTGGAGCAACCTCTGAAATGGTTAGTTGTTCTGCAGGTTTAATATGTTGTGTAGGGCTAGTAATGTATGCTTCTGCGTAAGATTGTGTATAATCTACACGCAAATCTAAGTCTTCTTCTCGTCTAGGTAAAATGGCTGTAGATTTACCATATGGATTTTGTGAGCCACTTACACTGACGTATGGATAATCTCTGTGCCCTAAATATAATAGTTCTAAACAGTTTTCTGGTAGGTCATACCATCGTTTTTTTATCTTCCACTCTTTGTTAGTAGCATTGGTGGTGCCTTCAAATGGTTTGTCTAACAATATAGTTTTCATGTCAACAAGTTTAGAAATAGTGTATTCCATGTTGTCTATTTCCATAGGTTGACCTTCCCACACATCCATGTCATGCAATCGGTCAATGTCATGACTTAATACAACTTGTCGTTGACCCTTAGTAACATTCGCCGTAACGTTAACACCGCTGCTATTTTCTGTGTCTGTACTAGTAGTTATGTCTGTGTGCAAGCGCATAGTGCTAAGTTCTGTACTGAAGTTCCAACGTTTCATCGTCCATATACAATAATATGCGTCGTTTATCAGTTCATCTAACTGGTCGTTAAACTGTGCCAGTTCTGGACTGTAGTCTGTAATGTTCTTAACTTTCTGTCTCAATGCTTTTAAATTTGCCATAGGTCACCATACGAAAAAAGGGGTGGGCGAAACACCCACCCCTTCGGCTTAATAAAGTTCTGAACTTAGAACTGTTTGATTACAATTACTGTTGCAACATCAGCCGAATCATCAGCACAAGCATATGCAACAGGTGGCAATACATCAGAGTTTGCGTAGTTTTTCAACTCACCTGCTGTTGTAAACAGTGACAATGCAGAACCTTTAGTTACACTACCATCTGTTTTTGCTTGACATAAGCCAGCAATACAAACGTCAATAGTGTCACCAGCTGCTGCTGCTGCTGCCAAAGCAATACCAACAAATGCAGTTCGGTCTGCATCATTTGAATCAGCCTTAACAACGTGAATCATTTTATCACCGTCAGCAGTTTTGGTAATGTCAAAAGCAACCGCTTCCTTTTCTGCAATAGCCTCAGAAGCAATAAAGGTTTCGATTTGACGACGATTCATCGCTTCGACACCCACTGCAACTGTACCACCAGAAGGTAATGCGTTGTATTGAGAAGTTTCCAAGTATTGGATAATGTTTTGTGTAGCCATGATAAACCCCCTTAGTAAGTGTCGCCGTCAAACAGAACACCACATGAACCAAGGTGGTCTGCAATCAATTGCATTTTAACATACAATTGGGCAGCCCGTGCTGTAGTTCCAGAAATGTGTTCAAAAGGTGAAACAGCGAAGTCAGCATCTTTGTGCATGCACAACTTAACACCGTCAAAGTTCAGAAAGTAACCAGACAATGGAGCAGTTGTAGGCGCACCACCACCAGTTAAAAATGACTGTGAAGTATAGTTAAATCCAAGCTCAAGGTCTTGCTCAACAACAGCACCACCAAAAGCAAGTTGCATACGTCCACCATCAAGAGTCTTCTCGTTGATGTATCGTTCTTGTTGGAACAAAGCACGACGATAGTTAGCCATTGCTGCTTCAGACAAAAGCACACAGTTAATCTCACCCATGTGAGTTACAGTGTTTGCTTGGATTGCCATTTGTTGCATACCAAGGATACCGTTTGTACCAAAGTTAGCATTGATGTCAGCAGCCTGGTTCATCCAACCATTAACTGGATAAGTTTGCTTAGAAATACCACCAACGCTGTTACCTGCAGCAGCCTGTTGAGCCTTTGTTTCTGCTTCCAAAAATCCACCTGCAACATTACCGTTTAAAGTGTTTACAGTGGTCAAAACAGTAGAGTTACCACGTAGCAACTGCTTGTTTAACTCGCGTCGAAGCATACCCATTACTGAGCGCATACGGGCTTCAACAATCTTTACGATTGC